CCGCATCATTGCTATTGCTTACCGGAGTAGCGCTCTGCCAGAATTGCAGCCCTTGGATCGTGAGATACGAGATCGAAGAAGTGAGTCCGTTGCCTGATGTCGCTGTCAATTCGAGTCGATACGCCGTTGTCGTCCATTTGCCGGCGTGCCTGGCGGCTCCTATCCCCCGGATTAGGACGTAGTTGGCCGCGCTAGTCGTGATGCCTGTAATCGCTATCACAGTGGAGCGAGCCTCGGAGCTGCTCCACTCGCCAAGCACGTTGACCACCTGTGGCGCGGTTGGGCTCGTCGCAAGCGCAGCCACAGCGGCAGCCAATGTCGAGTATTTGCGTGAGCTGTAGGCGGTGTCCTGCTCGCTAGAATACGAGTACCCCGAAGGCGCAACAGCGTAGTAAGTCGCCCCGGAAACGTCAAATTCGGTAGGCAGTGACATCGTGATTCCTTCGCCTCCGACCCCTCCAACGAGGGGTCGAATCTCGAGTGACTACGAGCCGTCAGGTTGGGTGATAGTGAACGACGAGCACGAAATTGGCTGCCCCGACGTGACGGACAGCGAGTTGACGATACACTCTGCCCCGGAGCCTGACACGCCGCACGAGTGCAGCGAGACCAACGTCGTTCCGTCACTCGCAAAGCACGCCGCGTACCCTATTGTCCCGGTCGCGTCTGCGGAGCTGTCCTGGGTGACGGTACCCGCCGTGATGATGCGGTTGGAGCTGGCCCCAAACGCAGTCGAAGCGAGCGCCAGAGATCCTAGCAACGTACCGCTTACTCCGGCCGCAACGTTGGCAGGGCGCGCCCCTGTATAGAAGCGTAAGGTTCCGGAATTGTAGGCTGTTCTACGGGCGTCGTTGACGGCGTTTGCTTGTGCAATTGATTCAAACATTTTTCATTTCTCCCCTTGTTGGGAAAGTGATCGGAATTAGTACCCCAACACTTTGCGCGCATTCAATGCGACGCGGCTGCGAAGCGGCGACGGGATCGTCAAAATAAACTCATCCACCTTGCCCGCTTGAATGGCTTTTATAAGCGCTTCTATGATGGGCCGTTCTCGAGCGCGGTGAAGACACGGGGAGATGGCGGGTCGATGTGTGGATGAGTGATTGAGCCGTCGTCGATAATCATAATAATCCTTAGGCGCTCCAAACGACTTCAAGGTATACTTTCGCGTAGGCTGCTCCGCATGGGTTCACGTAGATCGAGATCAGGTCTCCGCGCGAGAACGGTAGTTCTAGCATCGTTTGACTGCCGTCTTGTTCGGTAGCCAGCACAGGAAGGTATAGATCCATTCCGTCGCCATTGATCTCGATGTCATACTCGAGCGTGGTAGAGAGAGCTGCACCATGATGCACGCTCCACCCAGTGATCGTGCCAGATCGCGGCATCTGGACCTGCACCAGCGTCCTACCAGCGTGGTACAGATCGGCCCCGGTATTCGTGGAGCACCACCCGGGCGCTGTTGATCCAGACGATCCAGCGGTGAAGCCAAATGGACCGAATGTGCTGACGCCGGTTGGACCAGTTGCGCCGGTTGCGCCTACGTCTCCAGCCACACTGATGTCCCAATCGGCGTGCGCGCCTGATCCACCAGATCGGTCAATATGTACGCTGATTTCCGTTCCGTTGTAGATCAGAAGAGTCCCCTCCATCCAGTTCGCGGTATTGGCACGACTGATCAGGCGCAGGCGCATGCCTGGGAAATATGCCCGATTTCCTGCGCCTAGGTAGAACGCCAATGGAGAGCCGGTTGCGATCGTCCGCGACGTGGTTGACGTTGCTGCGACTCCAGCGCCAGTGTCGCCTGTCGCGCCGCGAAGCGCTATGATCCAATCACTCCGTTCTTCTGGTGCTGAGTAGTTGTCGTCTGTGAACGTGAGTGTAGTTCCTGAGTACGAAACAACGGCTCCTTCGGACCATACGTTAGCGTCTGACTCCGAGGCGACACGCACCAGATCGCCAGCTGAATACGCGAGCCCCGCCTGCGTCGTCAGCGCGATGCTAGCGCCAGCTCCTGCAGGGGTGAACGCTGTCGTGGACGTCGCTAGGTATCCAGGTCCCGTTGCGCCAGTATTCCCGGTCGCCCCGGTCGCCCCGGTCTGCCCAATCACACCAGCGAGCGAGATGTTCCAGTCACCTGGCGATCCTGATCCGCCGACAACATCGACAGCAACAACCATAGTCGTACCCGTGTACGACGAGATCACGCCCTCCATGTAGTTCGCGGCGTTCGCTCTGCTGACGAGGCGCACACGTGCTCCGGCGAGGTACGCTAGATCCGCCTGCGTGACGAACGTCTTGGCGCCGGTGCCGATCGCGACGTAAGACGCTGACGTTGCTGAGTAGCTAGCTCCAGCTGGCCCAGCAGCGCCGAGCCCGGTCACCGAAAGTGTTCGACTTGACTCGTCGTATGTTCCGGTTACGGAAGCGCCCAGGATAAGCTGATTTACAACAACCGGATCTGGCTCACTGATTCCCGTGCCGCTCACGAGCACGCCGAGCATGTCGCGAATCCACTGCGAAACTGTTGATCTGACTGCCATGGTTTCCTCGGGCTACGGGCGGTGAATGGTCATCGTGCCGATGTGGAAGCTGGTGATGTCTCTGCCGATCGCCTGCATGCCGTTCACGGTTGAGGCATAGATAACCAATTGGATCATGGTCACCGTTGCGACTGACGCCGCTTGCACAACATGGCGAAATGGGATCGTCACGGTGATGTCCTCGCCCGGGATTATCTGCACCTCGCCAACGGTGGACTGTAGCTCACCCATGGATCCGAATGCGTCTGTTGCTCTGATGCGCAGATACGCATATGCGGTCCCCGGTGAAGACGCGTTGTTCAAGAGGCGAATCGGCCCAACTGACCCGTCAATGATGTCGCCAACGACAGCCGAAGTGTGCACACCTGAGTGCGTTGGGATGACCAGCGACTGAGACGCGTTTACTTGTGTGTCTAAGCGTTCAGTTCCAGCAATCAACTGGGAGCCGACGTATCGATTGGTAAGGTGCGCAACCGGGATCTTGCCGTTCGGTGTGGTGTCGAGCCCCGTGATAGGGCCGTAGTGGACGATGCCGCGATTGGCGCGCAACGTCGACTCGAGGTCGATGTGCCCCCAGTAGATGCCAGACGTGCCTGTGCACGCGACCTCCCAAAAGTCGCCAAGCCCGGCCGTTTCGGAGTAGGCTAGGTAGGCCCCTTCGGCGGCGGTTACCCAAATGTCACCCGCTACGACCCCTGTCGCCGCGGCCATGTCCGCAGTGCTGCCAACACGGATGCGGTCGCGCTCTCGCTGAAGTTGATTCGTGATCGGCTGAAGCGACGTGGAGATTAGAGCACCAGCGTCCCCAGCCTCACCGTTGATCGGTGCATTGACCGCCGCGACTGTGCTGACCGGTGTTACAAGAACAGGCATCAGGCTAGCTCGATTCCCCGGCAAACGAAGTTGACCGGCTTGAACTTGTTGACGATCCCCCAGAAAAGCGCAGCGTCATCCTTCGAAAGCGCGCCGTAGCCCCACCAGAAACAGCCCCACACCATCTCACCCCAGACTGGCGGGATAAGCGTCAGTGACGTCTCGGGGATCTGGACCCAGAACTGCGAGTAGTAGGGAGCGGGTTCTCCAGCTGGGCCTTCACGCGCGAAGTCATATACAACCGTTGCGCCGGTGAATCCCGCCAGAGCAAGTTGCCCTTCGATTGAGGCATCGGCTCCGGCAAATTCCCAGGTGGACGCGGCGCTGATGAGTCGGGCTCGGTACGTCTCGGCTGATTCTCCCGCATACCGCCAGAGGTCGCCGCGCTCCTTGCCAGCAAGCGGCAGAACGTCGTCGGGGCTGAGGGCAGAGGCGAGCATCCCGGTCATGCACGCGCGCGTCTGCTGGTCTGCTAGGGCGTCCCCGAGGACACCGAGCGCTCCGTAGAACAGGCGCCCGCCGATGTCCCCTTTGGCCCAGTCGGGCAGGCGCCCGTCGAGCAGGTACGTCCGGAAGGTGTCCATTACTGCAGCACCGGGACAAGTTCGAGATAGCCGGGGGCGAAGACGGTGGAGACGACAACCTGATCCGTAGAACCAAGCGTGGTTGCGACAGGCGGATCAGTGAGCGGGCAGAGCTTGACGCATGGCTGTTCCCCAACCGTTGCCGCTTCGATCGCTTTCTCGAACTGGGCACGCAGTAGTTGGTTGTTGACGCCTGCCCAGGTGTCGCCGCCGATCGCGATCGTAGTACTGAGAGCGATCAGGGCCCTCTCAACCGCCGCTTTCACATCGGCTTCGCTGAACCCCGAATAGTAGTATATGGTACCCCTTGGAGCGACGTAGTATGGGTCCGAGGGATACACTTCCATTCGCGCAGCGAACGGAGCCAGGAATTTCGTCGTCAGATACGCCTCAACAAGGGTCACATCGCCAGAACCTGACGACCCAGCCTGCCCGCCGAGCACCACGTCGAACGTATATTGGCCACGCGGGTTGGTATCGATGACACCCACGCGCGCAACGTTCTGCACGTTCGGAGTGTTCATTGCGTAGTAGATGATCGAGTCCTTGCACAAGGACATCGGGTTTAGTGTCGCCCATTTCGTCCGATTGCGGACTCGGATCTCGGCATCCGACTCTTCGTCGCGCGGATTGACCACCTGGGTCACCCCGAGCGCCGTCACGCCCACGTATGTCGTAACCAGCCTGTTGATTGACGACGGAACCACTGCACCGGCAAGCCCTGGCTCTTCGCATGAGAAGATAGCCGTGATTGGTGTGCCGGTTGCCAGGGTAAGTGGAAACGTCGCGGGAGAAACCGGCGACGTCAGACGGAAGGTCGTAGAGTCGTCGGCAACCACCATGTCACCAACGTTGAGCGTGTATGGACCTGAGCCAGACGCACAGGTGAGCAAGACCTGGTATTCCCCTGCCGTCGCCGGGTAGCGATCGTGGTCGTAGACGCTCTTGGACCACAGGGTCAAAGCGGCACCCGTGGCAACCTCACCCAACGTGAGCACCTTCGAAGCGACAGCCATCCGGCTGAGCTTGTTGGTCATCCACGCCGAAGCTTCGAGCTGTAGCCCTGGTAGGCTGCCCTCGCCGAAGTGCAGCGGGTCATCGATGTTCAGCGCGGCCCAGATGTCGAGGATCTGCTGCTTGGCCTCGTCGGTCGACAGCTCTACAATTTCGGCGTAATCAACCATTTGCTGCACCCTGGAGCGACTCAACGAGGCTCACCGCCGCGTCGGTCACGGAAAGCACGAACTCGAACGGGCCGTCGCCGTCATCGATCGTGACGTACAGATAGACATCGCCGCCGATGCGGTTGACCACGACCTCACAAGCCTCGACGCGCTCCTCGAGCATCACCTGCTCTTCGGCGCCCATCTGGATCCGCGCGTCGGACATGTTGGAGCCGATGGATGCTCGAATATCGAAGCCGTACCGAGGCCAGAACGGGACCGAGCCGTAGGGCGTCATCAGCCGGCGCGCGACAGCCTTGACGAGCCCAGCGCGCGGCGTGGTCGACCACGGGAACGTCGAGCCGCTTGCGTCAGCGGTCCAGTCTGCGTCTTTGCCTAGTTCGGCCATTGAGTTAGTCCCGCATTTCCGGCGATTAGAGAGGCATTCGCGCCAGCGGCTGCGGGGGCCGGCAGTTGAAGAGTTTTTTGGCCCGACGCTTGCTATACTGGTCGCATGGCCCGAACAATCATCGCGCTGCTCCTGCTCGTGTCCTGCTCGTCCGAGACGGCAACGTTCGCTGCTGATGGTCCTGAGTCAGGCGGGGAAGATGCTTCCACCGTCGAGCCTGCGGCTACCGGCGGGACATTCGTCGCGCTTGGGACCGGGGGAGCAGCGCTAGCCAGTGGCGGAGCGCCTAAGGCTACTGGTGGCTCCGCAGCTGCCACCGGTGGGCGATCAACTGGGGGCGCGTCCGTAACAGGTGGCGTAACCGTAACGATCGCAACAGGTGGCGCTAGGGCCACCGGCGGAGCAACTGTTGTCGCAACCGGAGGGGCTCCGCCAGAATGTCGGTTTATAACCGGCCCGCCAACTGCGCCTGTCGACAATGGCCCGTGTTCGGTCGCGTCCAAGGGGCGCTACCACTGCGTTGCCGGAGAATGCACCTCATGCAGTCACTACTACGAGATGCTCGACTGCGACGGCGATGGAACCTGCGAAACGAAGTCGAGTAACTCGAACTGTGGCGGGTGCGGGATCGTCTGCGAAGCTGGAACCTGTGGAGTCGATCCGACGCTGGCAATGTATCTGTGCCGTGTCTAGCTCGTCTTGACCGTCGCCTGCAGCGCAGTCCAGGCCGCTGGAGTCGTCGGTAGCATCAGCACGAAGTGCAGCTCCCCCGAGAGCCCATCCGCCGTGACCTGCGCCTGCAGCTCTGCCCCCGCCACACTGATGTCGCCGTCGAAGCGGTAGAGGCGCAACCCGGACACCCCAAGCGAAAGGTCGATTCCGGCGGCCACGCTGGCCTGTGCGGAGGCTGCAGCCGTTGCCGCGACGGATACCGAGGCCTGTGCCGTGATGCTTGCCTGCGCCGCCAGGAGGTTCGCGATCTGCTCGGCAATCAGGACCAGGTTGATGTTTGGGCCGCTGATACCGGCCGACATCTGGACCTGGAGCGAGGCCATCGAGACGAGCGCCGCGTCGATCTTGAGCGCGACGTCCGAGTTGTAGCCTTTGATCGCCAGCTGGGCGGCTGCCTGTGCCGCTACCGCTCCTGTCAGTGCCAAGGCGAGACCCGGACCTGTGGGAACCATCGCCGTCAGCTCTCCAACTGCCAGTGCCAGTGCGCTCGTGGCGGTTGCGAGCTGAGCCGAGATATCGAATGAAGGGCTCGGGATCTGCATCAGCAGATACCCCTGGAGCTTCGCCGCAATCTCGGGAGCGGTCAGGCCCGCGAGAGCATCGATGGCAGCGGCTGCGCCAACCGTGACACCCGCCAGGGCGTTGACCGAGGCCGTTGCCGTCGTCGTCGCCGTGAGGGTTGCCCCGACGCTGACCGTGCCCAGGTTGGTGATCATAGCAAGAACTTCGTGTTTCCTGGGCCCGTGAGCTGCGCTCGAGCTGGTGTCGTGATGGTCACAACTCCCGAGAACGGAACCGCACCCATCATGCCGCTGATTGGCAGCCCCATTGGGAACGCCACCTCGAGTGTGTCGCCGACTCGGCAGGCGGGGGAATGGAGGCTGCCAGGCTCGAACTCGAGCGAGGTGACCGAAGACGCGTGCCCGCCGTCCCAAAGGGCCGCGTAGGGCTTGTCGCCGTCGGTGCCGTCGAAGAACAATCGAACCATCGCTCCGGCGGTGACCGTCGCCTTGAATCCTGGCATCCCGTAGCGGATCGGCACATTGTTCAGGCCGTTGCCGCGCTTCGCAATGCGAGGATCTGACGGTGCCAGCTGCAAAGTCCCGTCTGCATTCTGGGCCTTGACCGTGCACTCGTAGGACCCGGCCATCTCGATCTTGCGACGGATGACGCCCAGGAAGTCATTGACCGCCGACGATACCGAGTCGACCCGCACGATCGCCCGTTGCTCGTTGGGGTTGACGAGGAAGACGACCTCGTCGGCGCGGTTGCCATCGTACGTAACCCCGGGAGCCAGCTTGGCCAGCTCCGAGAACTCCTCGGCCATCAGCTGGACGCATCCCGACGACCAGTCCTCGTCCTCGACCTCGACCAGCGGCGTGACCGTTGCCCAGGTGTCAGTCCCAATCCAGATCGTGCCGTCGCGAAGGGTTCGCCATGTCAGCCCGAGCCTGTCGCAGAGCGCTACGAGGCAGTGTGATGTCTTGCCCTGCGTGCGCTCCCAATGGGCCAATCGCTGCGTCAGAGCGAGCCCGGGCGCCAGTGTTTCCCCCGAGTCTCTGCAGATGTCAGCGGCCACCGTTGCGGCCGTGGTGTTCGTGTAGTGCTTCGGATCGAGCGTCTTCGCAAGCTGACCTTTGCCGCCGACGATCCACGCCTGACAGCGACCAGCGAAACCCTTGGAGCGCAGGACGAATCCCTGCCAGGTGGTGCCGTCGATGTTGATGCTCGCCGCGCCGGACAGGGCAGCGTCTCCGTCGACCTCTGACTCGCAGTGCCACGCGCCAATCGACGACTCTACGGTCTCGATCGAGAGCGCGTTGCGGCCCGAAATCGTGGCGCTCATTCCTGGAAGGCCTTCATGAGCTCGGACAGGCTCGATGGATCAGCCGCCTTTTCCCACGGCATCTGCAGCGGGTCAGGCTGGCCAGGCGCGCGGGACGTCTGCGTGAGCTCACCCACGAGAGCAGAGCCACGAGTTGACTGGTTCGCGTCCTTGACCTTGCCGGTGCCCTTCTTGACGTCCTTGGGAGCGGCTGCCCATTCTTGGAACGTGAACTCTATCACGCGCTGGCCCTTGGTGTTCCAGGGTCCTGGTGAGATCGACACGATGGTAACCGCGGTGATCCCCGCTTCGATGGTCTGTGCGCACTTGAGTTCGAATGGGTCTTTCGTTGCGCCTTCGCGTCGCGGGTTCCACTTCGGCAACAGGCGCTGGAAGTCGGCATGTTGCTGCCGCGTCCACTGATGAAGCTTGCCCGTGAACTTCGCGAGCTCGTAGCCCTGGTCGGATAGCGTCCCCTTCGACTTCTTGCCGGGCTTATTGACCTTGACGTTGCGCGCGAGCGGGATCTTGTCGCACTCGAAGCGCCCAGGCATGGTGTCGGTGCCGAGTTGCGCCGTGTTCCAGAGCGGCGTGTCGTCGAGGGGATGAGGTACGGTTGCCATTAGGCCACTCGTCGGAAGATCGATGCCAGTTTGCGCTCGATGCGCTCGCCGATGATGTCGCCGATCTCGCCCTCTGAACGGCCCGATACTTCCTTGCCGTCGAGGTAGACGTTGATCTGGATTGACGCACCTCCGCCGCCTTCGTTGGCAGCTGAAGCGCCACTCGTAGCAGAAGAACCCATCGAAGCCGACGCGTCCTCGATGCGCGGGATCCCCTGCTGCATGCCGAGCGCGTAGCCTTTGGCGTCGTACCCGCCGATCGCCATCATCTTGCGCCCAGGTGAATGGACTTCTTGCTGCACACGTAGGGCGTTCTCGGCGGTCTGACCGAGCAGAGCCGCGGCTTGGGCAACGCCAGGCGCTCCGTAGGTAAGCCCGTTCTGCATGCCGATGGCCATCGACTGCCCGATGGTCATGCCAGAGGCTGCCGCTCCAGCGTTGTCGTTTGCTGCTGCTCCGGTCGTATCCTCGCCGCCCGAGAAGAACCCCGATATCTTACCCGCAAGCGTCGGCAGACCAAACACGGTGTATTGCGCGAGTGTCGCCAGCCCCGAGATTACCGGCGTCAGCACATTGATCAGCGAAACGAGCGCACCCGCAAGACTTCCGACTGCCGTTGCCATTCCGGTTATTTTCTCGACTACCGCTGCGCCACCAGGGCCGCCCAAGGTTGCCGCTCCACCCAGTAGCGCGTCCCATGCAGCAGTTCCGCCAGAGACAGCAAACGCTGTAGAGAATGCCTGCCATGCAGCAGGAAGTCCCACATCTAGAAACCAAATCACGCCCTCGATGATGCGCGGCGCAGCGGCGAAAACGCGATTCATCAGGCCACCGAACGCGCCAATCGCGTTGGCTCCACCTGGACCACTGATCCACGCAGTGAAGTTCGCCAGCGAAGCGCGAAGCGGCGCCAGAGCATCGGAGCCGATCGCCTGCGTTGACGCGACACTGAACGCACCCTTGAGTCGGCCCCATTGGCCAGAGACGGTCTTCGAAGCGGCCGTTTCTCCAGCTACGCCCGCTTCTTTTCCGCCCGTCTTCGTGCCAATTGCTCGCGCAATCGAGGGGATCACGATGTCAGAGGTGAGCTTTCCAGCCTCCTTCATCTTGATGATCTCGGGAACTGTCTTACCAAGCGTCTTCGCCAGGTCATCGTAGACGAAGTTCGCGTTGATACCGGCTTCTGATAGCTGGTTGAGCTCGTCACCCTGGAGCCTCCCAGCGGCCTGCACCTGTCGAATAGCGAGCAGTGCGCGCCCGATTGTTTCCTCAGTGGCCCCGAGTGATCGGAGGTCGCCCATGCGAAGAAACAACGTCTTCGTCATGTCGTCGGTAAAGCCCGACGCTTTCATGTTCATGAGGTTTTCCGCGACTGCGTTGACGTTGAGCCCGAAGCGCTTGGCATAGTCAGCGGATGTCGCCCACCACTTTTCGCCCTGCCCATTGGTGATCTGGTCGAGGGCAAACCTGACACGCTCTGCCTCGATGGCGGTGGCGGCCATGTTGAAACCGAGTAGCCCGCCGCCGGCCAGAGCTGCACCGCCGCCGATCATTGCCGCGTTACCAGCCATGCCCACGAGCGAACCAACGCCGCTCATAGCGCCACGGGCTACGGTACCGCCGTATTTGGCGACGCCTCGACGCCCTACGGCTCCAGCAACCGACGCCGCGCCGCTTACCCCTCCGCCCTTCAGACGGTAGAGCCTGCGCAGCGCAATCTCTGACTTGGCAGCGTCAATCGATACCCTTCGAAGTGACGCACCAGAAACGCCAAACGTCCGCAACGCCTTGGCGGCGAATGCGGACGCGGGGGCTAGCTTGGTGTGAGCCTTCTGCAGTCGGACGACTGCGTTAGCGTGACCAGCAAGGTCTTTGGCTTGTTGCGGGCTGAACGCCTTCGACTTGGCGAACGCACGGTCAACCTTGGCGCTGCTCTTCCGTACCTTCTCGAGCTCATCGTCCAAACGCCGCAGCTCGGCAGCCATCTTCTTGGCTACCGCGGCTGTATTGCCGTTCAGATCTAGTTCGAGATCGACAGATTCGTCAGCCAAAGGTCACCTGTGGTTGCGCATGTAGTCGGACGCAAGCGTGAAGAAGTCCGCAACGATCAGCGCTCCAAGGAAGGCCTCAGTCCCTTTCTGCCCTGTAAGCGCAAGTAGCGCGCGAGCCTTTGATTCAAGGTCCTCGCGCGCTACGTCTAGCCTTTTCCCACCTCAGCTATCCCAACCCCCACTAGCTCCTTGGTGCGGTTCCAGAGCGGCACGAGTAGAGCAGGGCGCGCGGCGAGCAAAGCCTCGACGGTCTCTTGGTCAGGGCTGCGCACTAGGCCAAGGACAGCAGATCGAATCTTGCGTCCGTTGTCGTTGTCGCCGTTGGCGCGGGCGTCGTTGGCGATCCGGACGAGCATTCCCGCCATCTCATCGGTGGCCAGAACGATCGGCGCGTGACCCTCGGGAATGAGCCCGCCCCATCCGAATTCCCACTTGGCGTCCAGCTTCTTCTTCTCGTCGTCGGAGAACTCCAGCTCGACGAAGTCGCCACAGCTCAGCATCTCGATCGACTGCGCCACCTCGGTAGCAATGCCGGGCATTGCCTTCAGCGTGCGCCGAAGCTTCGCTTTGGTTCCGTCGTCCGTCGGGTGCGCCAAGCAGTCAACAACGAACTGTTCCTGGGCGATCCCGCTGGACTCGAGTGGCGCCACCATCGACCCGAAATAGTCGAGGTAGCGCTCCTCCGGGGTCCGCTGGAATGCCAACAGACCCGTCCACTTGGTCTTGACGAAGATCAGATTTCCCGCGCCAAACTGCGCACTGAGCGCGGCTTTTTGCTCACGCTCTTCCTTGGTGTCCATGTTGCCTCCATTGCGGCGATCTGCGGTCGCCGTGACGAATCACTTACAGCGTGTGGCCGTAGAAGACGCCCATGCCGTTCACGAAGATCTGGCCGACGATCTGCAGGTCCACGTTGACCTTGAGCAGATCGGTGCCCGTCTTGTTCTGGCTGTCTTCGGCCTTGATCATCAGGTCGGTGATGACGATGGTGACGAGCTTGCCGTTCTTGCGACGGTAGGTCGTTGTCATCGTGCCGCGGATGTCGAAGAGCCCAGCTTGGGCGCCCCATGCCGCTTCCAAGAACGTGTCCCATGCCTCACGGAGCCAGACCGCGTTGCCCTCGTTGGACACCTCGCCGGTGCCGACGTCTTGGACGAACGGCGAACCGTTGGCGCGCTCCTCGCCGCGCTCGATCGCGCGCTTCCAGTTCAGCTCTTGGAGCCCCGCGACTATCCCGAAGCTCTTGCCGTTGTGCGCGAAGTCGAATCGCATGTCCTGGAAAGTCCCATGCGTCCCGTTGGTGCGGAAGTTCAGTTGTGCGGTGCCCATGACTTAGACTCCCGTGGGAAGCGCGGTGGAGAGCGCGACTGTGGTGATGAGACCCTCGACAGGCCGCATCGGAACTGCCGTTGCGTAACCGTAGATCTCGCCCGTGGATAGGTAGTTGTTGGTGCGGGTGACCGTGTAGGATACTCCCGAGACGTGCCCGTTCTCGCCTTCGATGTTTGGCGGCTTGAGCAGCTGCTCGCGCAATTGGTCGTTGACCAACGCCTCGACGCGCTTCGCTTCCTCTTCTGCGAGGTAACCGGTGCCGTCAGTGAGTGCTCGTAGGTTCGCGCCGATCCACTGCGTCAGGTTGTCGTGGACGATCTGGCAGATCTTGTCCAACACGCAGCCCCACTCGAGCGTGCGGAAGTCCGACGTCGGAGCGCTACGAATGAACGACTGGGTGGCGAAGAACCCGGCGTAGTTGTCATGCCGGCGAAGCGTGATGATGCGGTCTTCAGCGGTGAACTGGGCGTTTGCGCCTTCGTCGTTGCCGATGGCCATGACGCCTCGGAGCGCACCGGACTTGACCCGCATCAGGCTTTCGGACAGCTCGGTTCGGGCGAAGCGTTCGGCGATGGCGTTGACGGCTGGCACCACAGGCTCGGACCAGCCGGCGAAGGGCAACTTGCTCGAGATCCTACAGCCAGCGCTGGTCGTGATTGGGTCCCAAACGAGAGCCACTCGATCATCGGTGAAGCTCGCAATGGCCGTGCGGAAGTTGGCCACGGTGTCCATCGAGCCGCCGTCGATCACGGCCCGGGCGAAGCGCTTGGCGGTGAACAGGTCGTCGAGATGCCCCGCAACTGCAGCCGCCAACGTGATGGCAGTCGAAGCCGTGGCGTTGACACCCGAGAACATGATGCGCTCTGGGCGAGTGCTACCGAGTTGCGCCAGAAGCACCGCGAACGCCGCCGTAAGGTCAGCCGTGGTGTAGTGCGGAGCCACGCAGTCAGCACGGTGGATGTCGTCCGCCTCGAAGTACACGGCGCCACCGCCTGGCACGAAGGTCAGGGTGATCGGTGTTGCTGCCGTTGCGCCGGTCTCGGGCAGGGCGAATGTACCGCCGCTCGGGATCGTGTAGTTTGGCGACCAGCCAGTGGCCTCGGTGGTGTTCTTGCCGTCGAGCGCGTACTGAAACCGTCCGGCGCCCAGTGTGCCAGTCGTGGTGATGCGCACTCGGATCCGGTAGCCGTTGTTTGGCAGGTTGGACCCGTAGGTGATGGTTCCTGTCGAGGTACCGACGCGAGTTACATCCGGAGTGCCAACCGATCCAGCGGTGGTCGTGGCAGTGCACAAGAACAGTGCTCCGCCGCTTGCCGCGATGGGAGCCAGCATCTCAGTTGCTGGGCTTCTTCCGAGCTCGCTGACGATGTTTTGGCTACCGGTGAGCCAGTAGAGAGTGTTTGCCGTGCCCAGCGGGCAGCCGCCGACTACGAGCGGACGACTCGCGGCCTCGAGCGGAAGATTGAGCCCGCCGTCGCGAACGATGATGATGTCACCAGGGGGATACATTAGGCGTCACCTTTCCGGAGATGCGGAGCCAGTGCCGCGGTGTGCGGCGTGTAGTTGCCGCGCTCGTCGGCGGTCATCGCGGCCTTCAGAGCCGCTTCGAACGCCTCGCGCGTGATGTGGAGCGGGGAGGCGGTGTGTTGGACGTGCGCGCTCCAACCGTGGAGCGTCTCGGCGGCACGGAACGCAGCGGACCTCACAGGATCGCTACGGAACGCAGCGAATGCCGGGGAAACGTCCCTGATGTGGAGCTTTCCGCTCGCATCGGTTAGCGCCCTGCCCCACTCCCATGGAGTGACGCCTTTCGGCTGCTCCTCCGCCTTCGGCTGCTCCACAGGGAGAGCCGCGTCGTCCTTCGTTTTCGCCATTGTCACTCCAGTTGGTCGAGTGTTTGATCGGTGGTGCTCATTACTGCGCGGTAGGCGTAGTCAGCGAGCGGGACAGGGAATCCGGTGAGCTGTTGCGGGATGCGGTTGACCGCGAGGGCGATGTCAACGTCCGCTTGGATCTCGTAGACCGGCGTGCACTTCGACGCCTTCTCTTCGGATGGGCTCGTCTGGTTGCCGAACGTGATGGAGATGCCGTCGCGCTCTTGGATTCGGATCCCCGCGTTGCGGAGGTTCATCCAGAGCAGTCGCGTGGCTTCCTTCGACTCAGCGATCACCGCGAGGCGCAGGCGAATCAGGTCGTTGAAGAGCTTGCCATCCTGCGACGCTACGAGCGGGTCAGTCTTGCCACCGGTCTCGATCCAGCTGATGCAGGGGATGCCGTGGAGCTCTGACGCTGCAACCGCGCCGATCGTGTAGTAGATGACCGCGCTAGTTGCCACGCCCGTTGGCGCTGCGCTGATTGTGACGTCCTGCCCGAGTGTGATCTGGTGGTTTGCGCACTGCGAAAACCTGCAGAGCTCCGCCTGAACGGCTGCAATCGTGTCGTCGATCGGGTCGCTCATGGCTGCTTCGCGAAGTTGTGCTCAAACCAGAGCTTGCAGACCTCTTCGAACGCGTTGCCCCATTCCTTGGGCAGACCCTTGTCCGGAACCATCTTGCGCTGCTTGCAGCCTTTGACGCTACGGAGGAACACGCGAGTGGATCCCCACTTCTTCGACTTGGGAGACACCAGTTTCGCGGCTTCGAAGCTCAAAGCTTTGGCGCGAACCGGCACAATCTTCCGCCGCTTCGGCCCGTAGATCCCCGTGCCCTTCTGGTGGTAGATGGCATAGGGGACGTTGCACGAGACCTTGAAGCCTCGCCCATCCGAGCGGACACGCTTCCAGCTGTTGCCGCGCCTGAGCTGCACTGTTGCGCCGACTAGGATCGCCCTGCCGTCACCGAATACCTTTGGAGCATAGGGCTTTCCGTACGGGTCGTGCTGCGCCGCCATGCCGTCGATGATGAGGTCGACCGCTTCCTCTGCGAGGTTGTCGGTCAGCTTGACCATCGCCTCGGGAGTCGACAGCCGTTCAATTTTGGCGATGTGCCGGCGGAACTTGGCTAGGTCGCCTTTGAGGGCCACGTCACACTCCGTATAGGTCAGACCATCCGCGTTGCGTGTCGCTCACCACGGCCGAATTGAGAGGGGTAGTCTCTGGCTTGGCGTCGAGCGTCTCATCGGTGACCGGATCCTTGGGTAGCGGCTGGATCTTGCCAGTTGCCACCTTGTCCAACCACCCAATGCAGCGCTTGTACTCCTCGATGAACTCGATGTCGTTGGCGCTCGTAACTTCCCAGCCCCGCACCCTCAGGTAGTGGTAACCGGCAATGATACACTGTCGGCGGACCATCCCCTTGGATACCGAAGTTTCGGGAATCGGCAGGTCGTAGCCTCCGGACCGTAGGGCGTCTTCGATGTCGGATTTCGCGCCGTCCAGATGCTCGAGGACATCCGCTTGCGCATTCGCCCAGATGGCATGCCCCGGGACACCAGCGGTAGTGAAATCGCTGTAGATGGCCCAGTGCATTGGCTAGTAGTCTCCCCACCACACCCGAAGCCGATTTACTCCGACTGCCGCGGTGATGGTGTAGGCGTTCAGATCGAACTCGTCGCCGTCGGCCAGAGCTGAAAGCGTGCGGGCTGTTGAGCCACTGCGCTTCGTTGTCACTGACATGGACGCTGTGCTTTCAACGTCCACGAACTCGAGCTTGAGCGTCTCGTGGTCCTGCGTCTCGAGGTGCCCATTGAGCACGACCGGAACGTTGGTCCACGTGTAGGTTGTCCCGAGAACTAGGTCGCTGCCTGCGCCCCATGTCATCGTGAGGCCGTCGGCCGTGTTCGTGCCGGCCGTGAGCGCCGCTACCGAAGGAGCCCCACCGTTGACCGATCTAGTAAACGTAGCAGTGCCTATGGGCCCACCAAGGGCAATCGCATAGACGACGGTGGTGCCAACGGCGACCGATCCGTCCGCTGACACGACCGAGGCCGGGCCTAGCCCAGTCTGGTACGTCATTCCAGGGAATACGGTGTATTCCTGGAAGTCTGTTGCTCGTGCGCCCATGGCATCACGCGATCACGAAGAACCAAACCGTGATGGTGAGTGCGCCAGCGTCCAGGCCTAGCAGGGCATGCCCTGCGTCGGTGAGGAATGTGGCTGTCAGCTGCTGGGCGCTGAATTTGCCATTTGGATGCACGCCAGCGGTTCCCGTTAGGGCTCCCGTGGCTGCCCCGGTGAAGATATCCATGCCGTCCACAATGGCATCGGCATCGGTTCCGCCGATGTCTATCGTCACGGCCGATGCTCCGCTTCCACTGAATACGGTCGTCACATAGACGTCATGTCCAAGCACGACCGCGTTTGTTGGGAGCACATCGCCAATGTTGACGACTTGAGCAGTGTTGTTCGCTGCCGTGGTCAGGTCGGCATGTCCAACCGTGACGGTGCGCTTCTGAATGCGCATCGCGCCGAGCTCCTGGAGCTGACCCTCTTGCGTGGTCGCGGCGAAGTAGCTGCCGGCGTCGCCGGATTGCGTCTCGTCGGTGTGGCGGATGTCGCCTTCTGGCGTGAGAAATTCAGACATGTCTCATCCAATCGCGGCGATAACTGCCGCAGCTTGCGAGCTGGACAGGCCAGCCCGGCGTAGTTCTGATGTGTTCGACCCGGCGAGCTCTTCGCTCACCAGGTACCCGGCGGCGATCAGCTTGTCGCGCGCCGGGAACGATGCGGGGAGCTCCGTGCCTGCTATGAGCCGCCGCTTGGCGTCGAATACCGACTCAATGTCGTCATTGTACCTGACCGCGCGAGCGTACTTCAGGAACAGGTAGCGACGGTGATTCGGTACTCGTTCGTCAGCCACGGCGCTTCTTGCCCTGCCACTGCTGGGCTGGTTCTGGCTGCGGTTTCGGCGGCTCCGTCTTGACATCGAGGACCAGTGTCGTCCCTGAATACGAAGCCACTTTGCCTTCCATTGGAGCCGTCAGCGTGTCGATCTGCTGCTCGAGATCGGCAACCCGCTTGCGCAGGTCGGCATTCTCGGTCCGCAGTCGCGCGCATTCGGCGCCCCTGTCGGCAAGCCGCTCTTCGGCGGTTCTCTGAGGCACGGGACGCGGAGCGCTCGCAGCCTGAGCACTCCTTTCCCTGTGCCTTCTAGCGGAGAGTCCCATCAGCTAGCCTCACGCCCAACCGGCGCCAACGAAGCTGGAGACGTTCGACCGCAGGCGCAGAACGCCGGGGCGAGCGCCACCATTTCGGCGACGGTAGCAATGGGCGACGCCGTAGAGATGCATCGCGCCCAGCGTGGTGTCTTCCAGGATGTCCTCGTCCTCCTTGAGGCCGAGAGCGTCTTCGTTGTACCAGTACACGCCAGCGCCTGGCATCCAGATCTGCGACTCGCAGCAGAGGTTCGCGGTCGAGCGATAGAACTCGCCATCGACTAGATCGTTGCTGTCGCCGCTGGTGAACGTGACCGAGACGCCGGTCTTGCCGTTGTTGCCAACGAGCGAATCCACAGCGGTGTCCTCGAGCGAGGTCGCAACCGTGGTGTTCGCCGTAGCAATCGCAGCGCTCCAGGTGTTGCCGCCGTCGGTCGAGAAACGGATCGTTGCAGTTCCGCACTCGCCGGTCGTGATGACCTCGATCGCCAGCTGCCAGGGGCCCAGCTTGGTGACGTCGGTGACCGAGATCGTGTAGGTGGCTGAGCCGCTGCCTGCGCTGGTTCCGCCGATAGTCGTGTACGGGCCAACCATCGTCGACATCGTTGACCCGGTGAGAGGCATGCGGTCGGACACGACGAGTGGGATCCCCACGACGCGCCCAGCCATCATATCCGAGCGTGGATCGGCCAGGTACTGGCGACCCGTTGCGTCGGTCTGCACCGACAGGTCAGCAGCCACCAGCGAGTGACAGGCCATCCCGACAACGCCGGGTGACTCGTCGCCCATCTTGATCGACATGGCCTTGAGGACCTCTTGCCAGGTGAGGTACTTCGGGGTCGTGGCGTTGTAGATGCTCGTCAAAAGCGGCGAGGCTGATCCGGCAGTGACCATGGCTTTGTCCATGGCACGCTTAGCACTCTTGGCGGCTTCCTCGGACAGCACGGTGAGCGGATCGTCGAAGCCCTCGGCGTCTGCCGTGCCGCGTGCCCAGGTGGACGTCTCGAAGGCGAGGCTCTGACGAGAGACGGTGCCGTCCTCGTAGGTCATCGCGATCTTTTGCGGCGCGGGGGACTCCGACTCGGAGCGGCTCTCGAAGTCGCCCAAGGCGCCCCAGTAGGGTACCCGGATCGTGGTGCCGATAGCCCGACGGCCACGGCGCGGCATCGTGCCGAATACGCGGATTGCTCCGCTGGAAACAAGCACGGAGTCAAGCAGGCCGAGCTTGCCCTTGAGGGCCGCGCGAACTGCGTCGGTCATGATCTGAGTTCGGACTAGATCGCTGCTGGAAGTGACAGTCATGTGACTTACCTCTTGTGAAATCCTGTTGTGTGTTGGACTCGTCCCGATCTCAGATCAGGCGATTGGAGATTGCGTGCTCGCGCATTTCGTTGAAGAGCTCTTCGTTCTCGCTGCCTAGAGCCATGCGCTCGGTGTTGGTCAGCGCTGCGTAGGTCTTGCCGTTCCACGTTGGCGCAGCTTCTTTGACTTCCTTGCTCGAGGCGCCGTTGCTGGCCTTGGGCTCGCGCTTGCCGTCGCCCTTGAGCACTGCGGGGGCAACAGCAAGGAATCCTTCGAGGGTTTCGGTGGAGACGCTCAACGCCCAGGCTTGCTGGGCAGGGGTGAGCTTGCCAGCGTGTGGGCTGCTCGACTGCGGATCCATTGCGGCCGCTACGAGCGCCTTGTGGTTGGCCTGTGCGGTCTCTTCGCGGATGGTCTGCAGATCAGCTTCGGCCTTGGTGGCTCGAGCAGAAGCGCCCTTCAGGCCTTCGATCGCGCCCACGGCCTTGTCCAGGCTGTCGACTTCGAGCGCGGCGAGAATTCGCCCATTGGCTTCCGCTGCGCCCTTGGCGCTCGATGCGAATGCCGAGATCTGTTCGGTGGTTGCCCCCTCGGGTAGCCCGAGAGCGGCGAGGATGAGATTAGGATCCATCTTCGGTTGCTCCTTGCCCGCGAGGGGCTGAGTCGGTTGCGGTTGTGGCGGCGCCATTGCCGCGATCTGCAGCGTTCTTGCGCTGGTCAGCGCCTTGGCTCGTAGCTTGGACATCGCGTCTGTGAGCTCCTTGTCGCCCATTGCAGCGGCGCCCTTGTCCTTGCGCGGAGCCTTGCGGACGTCAGTGCAGAAGCCCTTTGCGAGCGCCTCTTTCGCGTCCATGAGCCTGTCTTCGTTCATGAGAGACTGGACATCCTCTTCGCTCATTCCTGATCGCGCGGCGTAAGCCGTAACGAACGACGCTTGGAGGTTGCGCATGTCCTTCGCTGTCTTTTCGAGCTGGTCCGCGTTGCCAACCCGGATCCCCCATGGGTTGTGGACACACAGCTTCGACGACTCATGCATCGAGATCTTGTCGCCGGCCATGGCGACCAGCGATCCGCACGACTGGGCGCGGGCCCCGATCGTCACCTCGACTTGAGCAGTATGCTCCGAGAGCACCTGGTAGATCCCGAATCCCTGCCACACGTCGCCGCCGTCCGTGTCAATGAGCGCTCGGATGAGCGAGACATTCGGCGCGCTTTTCAGCGCTTCACGAACGGAGTCGGCCGTGCATGGTTCATCGGACCAGAAGCCATCTCCGATCACACCAGTGATCGCGATGTCGACTTCTGTGCCTGAGGCTGATGCGTTGAATTCGAATGTCATGGAAACACGTCCGCCCCGCGCCCAACGATGGGGCAGGGTGTTGAAATTGTGGCTACCCAACCGGCGTGCTATGCTTCGCGAATGGCAAAGCCACAGCCGGTCTCGGGGACTCTGAAGCGCAAGCTCGATGACGGGGATTTCGAGACTATCGAGTTCACTGCTGAAGAGGTGAGGTCGGCTCCCGACTGGCTGTCAGCTGACGAGTTGCCCGACTTGGTCGTCCTATACGATGACGGAGGAACGCGAAGACCGTTCAGGTTCGTTGATCACGACGTGTCGGTGAAGAGCATCGTCAATCCGAATACCGGAACTCGTACAGTGAGCTTCTAGTCTACCTCTTCGAGGTAGACGATTGCCCCCTTTGGGTTGTCCGGGTCGCGAACCACTCCGACCTGCCGAAACGTTACGTCGTTTCCCCACAGGACTTCGCACTCATATCCACTCGAGCTGACGCCTTCTACCGAGAGCATCTTGCTGCTCTTTGACGGCTTGATCCGATAGAATATGCTGTAGTCCTTCCCGTAATAGGAGGCGGCTACATTTGCATCCCATGAAGCACTGGTTGGGTCTGACCAGAGCACGTGTGTCGCATTGACCAGCGAGTCAAACTGTTCGCTCGTGAGACCATCCAACCCACGGTAGGCTTCGGCAATCTTCGCTTCCGGTCGCCCAGCTGCAGCGAGTTTTTCCATTCGGGAGAGCGCTGAGTCGATGTCTCTCCGGTTCTCGAGCGCTGCCTTGTATCCGCTGAACTTGCCGAAGCGCTCACGAAACTCCGCCTCCGACAGGTTGCTCACTGCGCGAATCTGCTTGTAGCTGGATCCGCAATAGTCACGAATCGCTAGCCGTTCGTCTTCGGTCAGGTGCTCTTCAAGGTGAGCCTTCGAGGCAGCTTTGAATGCTTTTCGTGCCGCAATGTCATCGGCTCCGTTGACAGCGTGGGTTGCCCCAGGGAATGCCACGCCATCTGGGATTTTCTCACTGGGCAGCTCGTTGAACTTGATCGGCGGAGGCGGCTCGACCGGCTTCTTGATAGCCGACTTCGGGATGGATACTGGCTTACGTTCCTGCAGGTCCTTGCTGGCCTTGACCATCGCCTCAAAGTGAAGCTGCGGGTCAGGTTGAATCTTGCGCTCGCTCGGCTTCGGCGGTTCCGAGTACTTCGGATGCATTCCCCAGCCGGCGTCGATGTTGACGACCGGTGGCTCTGCGCTGATGCCGTACCGTTGAGCAACCAACTTGCGTAGGCTGCGAATGCCGGTCCGACACAGGTGGTGGAACGGTGGAGAGTGAGTTAGCCACCATGGATCGTCCCATGGGAGCACGACCTCAGGGCTGATGAATTTGCGGCAGATGTGCGACGTTCGCTCGTCGTTCACCACGTCGAGCATCTTGTAGGGGCGGACCGCAACAACGTGCGGCTGCTCCATCTGCTCGAGGCGCCCCGCGTTGTAGGCGGACGTCGTGGCGTTGCGGTAGATCAGCAGGAGGCGGTTGGAGTCCTTGCGGCCCCACTCGCGCTCGATTGCTGCACCGGCGGCTTTCTTCCACTCTTCGAACGGAGTGCCATCGCGCATCGATTCTAGGATCGACCGGTGGGCGTCATTGGCGACGTCCATCTGGGCGACGCCGGAGATCCACCAGGACCGCTTGCGCGCGTAGTCACTGAGCTGGTCGGCTTCTTCGCGACTGATGACCCTCCGCTTGGAGAATTCATCAACAGCCTCGGCGAACTCTGACGGATCAGCCGTCATCTCGAGGGCCAGGTTGTCCTTGGCCATTACTCGTCCGTTTGCAGCTCTTGCTCGACTGTTTCGCGCCCCGCTAGTTGGGCCATGATGAGCGCCGCCTCGGTGAGCTTCATCAGCTTCGAAGGTGGCATCTCGTCGCCGTAAGCGGCAATGATTCGAGCCTTGGCATCTTCGTAGTCGGTAGCCTCAGCGATGGCTGACACGACAGCGGCGACCATCGGGGCCAGTTCCTTGGCCGCGTGGGCCGCGCACTCGTCCTCGAGCCGGTCTAGGTAGAGGTGACCACGTTCGAGCGCAGTTTGCGCGGCGTCTCCTGCGCTGGCAGCTGCGAGGGCGAGCGCCTGAGCTTTCTTGGTGGGCGGTGCCTTGGGCGGATTGTTGGTTCCGTCGGCAGGTGTAGCGATTGGACTCGGCGCGATCGGCTTTTTGATCTCAGCCTTGGCCCCTTCGACCAGCTTCGTTCCTGCTCGTTCGAACCAGGCGATCTGGTCAATCTGCGCGCCCGCCGTAACGTACGCATTGAGTGCGTCAGCGTCGGCCTTACGGGCTTCGCTCTCTGCCTTGGCGTCCCTCGGTGGAGTGGTGTCCCAGTGGGGATAGGGAGCAATCGACGCGCCCAATGGGCTGTAGGCAACCCAGAAAACGATCACCTGCTGACGCATCCCGGTCGAGATGCCCTCGAGCATCCCGCGGAACTTGGAGGCGTCCACGCTCTCGTGGACTTGTCCGGCTGCCCTTGAGCCGTTCTCACCGACCTCGCTCGTGAGGTTGGTACCGATGAGCGCCATGTCGATCGCGCTGTTTGCTGCGGTCGTCTGCGCCTGAAATGTCTCGTATGTCTTGGCCCCGTCTGTGACCAGCTCGGCTTTCCAACCCCTCGGCAGAACGGTCACGCCGTTGCGCCCACACTCTTGGATGTCCGTGGCTAGCTCGGTCTTGCGAACCTGGTCGAGTTCTTCGCCGACGTCGCCCTCGAGCCCAGCGGTCGCGCTAGCCGTGAGCGTATTGGAGACGAAAACTTGCCCTTGCCCGTGCCGCTCGCTCGATGATGCCCAGTCGACCTGAGCGTAGAGCTTGAGCAGCCACCAACGGGAGATGCCACGCCACGGAGCCTGGAACGCTGCCCGGTAATTGGCGCCAGCAACGATGATGACCCAGTTGCCATCACCAGGATTGACCGGCTCCTCAAAGCCGAATTGATCGCTACCTGTTGACGAGCGGACCAGCCATCCGCGCGTCGGGTCGTTGCGCAGGTTGCGCGGCGACCAAACGCTGATGATTGGCAGAACTCGGCCCGTCTCCGGGTCTTTCCGCCAGCCGTCGATATGGGCGAGCGCCACCCGTAGCAGGGACAGCCACGCGACCATTGTGCGCGCCTGCTCCTCGGGGAGGATCTTCCACCAGTCGGCCTCGAGCGCCTGACAGGTTGGGTCGTTCTTCGACTGCTCCGCAGTCTTCCCAGGCATCTGGAAAGTCAGGGGCAGGGTCGTGGCGGAGTAGAGCCGATCGAGGCACTTCGACACGCGCTCGTCGGCCATCATGGCCTCGCAGAGGTCGGCCGCTATCGCGTAGCCACCCGCTGCGCACGTCGTCTCAGCCTGGCGAATACGCGCAGGACTCCATCCGGCGATCATGGTCGCGCGGGGTTCCTTCTTTGCGGATCCGCTGGTCAAGTCGGGGGGTAGTGGTCGGGCCATTAGACTGTGCGTTCGGGTCTTCCGGCGTGACCGCCCGATCCTGTGCTTTGCTCTTCTGTGCCTTTTTTGCTCGTCAACAGCCTGTGGGCATTGCCCAAGGCGTCAACGTCGTCGTCTTGCTCGTCACCAACGCCAGTGAAGTCATCGATTGATTGCAGGAATGCGGGGAGCCAGCGCTTGGCCTCGGGGAATTCCTCAGGATCGGGGACTAGGACGCGCCCATCGTTCCAAGCGGCACCAACGGCCGTGGCCGAAACGAACTTGTCACCGGGCGGCGGGGTCCAGATGATCGGGATCCCTTGCGCCCTCAAGAACGTGGCCGAGCCCTTCTCGGTGCCCGACGCTCGCCAGAGGAACTTTGCGCCTGGCCTTCGAACGGACCGACCTTTGAGCGTCAGAGCGAAGCTAGGAGCCTCAACCTGCGCCCTGTCGACTCCGACGACGTAGAACTTTGCCTGGGGATCGTCGAATACTCCGACCCGCCACAGCTCGAGACAGATCGACCAGTCCGCGCTGCTCTTGGCGGTATAGGCCAAGTCGATCCCGAACCCAACCGCGTAGCCCTCGCGGGGCAGCTCGGTGTAGAAGTTCGGCTCGTGGAAGACCGTGCCGCCGCGGGGACGGGGACGGCCCTGGTACATTGCAGCGAAGGGACCGTCAGTGAGGTCGCGCTTCTGCTGCAACAGAAAGTCTATTGGGCGGATCGCGGGGGCTAGGGCTTCGCCAATTGCTCGGCCCAGAACATCGTTCTCTTCGGCGATGGCTGTGAGGTTGACACTCTCCCAGCCCTCGGCGATCAGGACACCGGAAGGGTCCTTCGGGTGCCACCTAGTCGCCACGTTCATCGCGGAGACTCCAGGATGGACGCGGGTCAGGACCGATTGACGAAGGTCCTCGACCTTGCCGTCTCGGATTGTCGCCGACCGCGCTTCCTTGGCGTTCTTCAGCAGGTCATCGAGGGCAACGATGCCGTCAACCGGAAAGCCAGTGACTCCGCCGTCGACCCCGCAAGCGTGGAGCCCGCCGCCCTCTTTGGTTTCCCAGTGGCCGCGATTCCCATCGGTGACGACGCCTCGATTGGAGAGCAGGCGCCGGATCTGGTTGCTAATGTACTCGGCTCGGGTGGCCGAATAGCTGACGTAAAGGTTTCGGCGCTTCGGATTGAGCTCAATGAACTGGCAGATGCCAGCCTTGAAGAGCTCGGTCTTGCCGTGCTGCGGAGGGGCCGCTACACAGGCTCGGACTGGTTCCCCTTTGGCTGCCCTGCCGAACAGGTCGGCAATGGGACTGAGCCAGTCGGGTCGAACCAGGTCGGGGTTCAGCTGGCAGAAGTAGTCGAGTAGGCTCGAAGGTACGCAGTCAGTGAACCGGTGGGCGCTCTTCTGCGCCGCCCTTTGCGCGTCCGCCCAAGCCTGCATGACTTGAAGCTTCTTCACCTTCGCTATCAGGTTTGACACCCATCACCTTCCACGAACCGAACAGGTCGCCGATTTTCTCAAGTGACCCGGTTGCCTCAGTGATCGTGGCGTTTGGAGCTGTCTCAATCACCCTATCCAACAGCACGTCGATGGCCCGCTGCATCTTCGACCTATTACGATCTGATGCTTTTGATGCCTCAATTGCGACAAGACGGGACAGCTCTGGGTTGCTTCCGCTGTCTAACTCTCGTTTGTATCGTTGGACAGATTTTCTGTTGAGCCCGTACGCTTTGGCGGCGGTCAATACACCACATGTCGCAGCATGGGACAGGATCATCGCCTTTTCGGCGTCAGACAGCTTAGAACCGAGACGACTTGGCTGATCGTCCAACGGTTGCTGCTTCGTACGGCCAGACGGTCTCTTCTCCGTTGGCTGCGTCTCATGCCCCATAAAAAAATATTGCAGATGTCTTTCGTCTCTCTCACTTCTTTTTCGCTCCGACAAGCATCCTCAACAAAGACATGTCGGCTTCAAGCAATTCTATTCTTTGGATCAGATCCATCTGCGTCGAATTCCTCTCGAGATTCACTGCCAATCTTATTCCTTCGAGTCTAAACCTCCACCTGCCAAATGCTGCCCTTGGAAGTATAATCTCGATCTCAGGGTGCCGTTCCTGTAACTTTTTGATGTGGTATATGACACCAGATGTGGTATATCCACCCATCTCCTTTGCGGCCAACGCTGTACCAATTATCACAACACACCCGTAAACACTCTTTGAGGAAACGCCACTTCTGACACACACCTTTCTATGTCCCACATAGTGTGTCCATGTATTATAATCTGCGACATAGCCGAATCTGTTTTTACTAATATACCATGCGCCGCCATCTTGGCACGGAATCCACCACTAACAACCGCAGATAGAACAAACTTGTTGTCTGCTGGACGCGGAGCCCAATTACTAGGACTTGTCTCTCCGACGATGGTACCGGTATAAAATTCGTTTAGCGCAATGCGATATACGAACTTGATTTTTTCCCAAGCCACACTGCATCGTCTAAATCTGCCAATCTCTCCACCGCCGACATCGTGATCTTCAAAAATACCAAGCTGCTTGGATGTGAACGGACACGGATCTGGTACAGACCTACCACCAGTCGACATAATATCAAGTGGGTTCGCCTTTACACCAAACTGTGAAACAGCAACACACAAAAACCACTTCAATTCTCCATTTGGTATCGTTGTTGACATTTATTCCTTCTGTCCCTCGTTGACCAGAGGCACCCAGGACCCGCTAGCTTGCGACTGGCGGGTTCGGTCTTTTGTGACTACACCACTTCCGGCCACCTCAATGTCACTGTGGTTGTCACCGCGCTCAGCTTCATACGTGGAACCACCACGAGAGTTTTGCCTTCTAGGTGGCACCACTCGATGTCCAATCCAAGCATGCGCTCCAGATATTCCATGGCCTTTGGTGTGGCCAAACACATGGCTGCCTCATATAGCTTTCTGCGCTTCACCAGCTGCCTTCGATGTGTTCTGTGAGCCATGTTCAATCCTCACGCTGGACACGAATCCGGACCGTCAACGTCGCCAACACACAGGCACGGCCCTTCGTGGCCAGCTAGCATCCGGCAGTTTCCGCCGCAGTCGAGCTGTGTAGGGCACTGGGTCACTCCAATCTCGTTGTCGCGCTTCGCCTTGAGCCGACGGAAGGCGTTCAGAATCTCGAGCTTTAGCTGCTCACTGTCAGCAACCGGTGGAACATTGAACCCGTAACACCAGTATGCCTTTTCTCCTTCGCGTTGGAATCGCACCAGAATCATGATCGGACTCTCGTCAACGATCGCCACATCTGTCCACGCGCTAACTACGTACCCAGCAGCAATCTTGCGCAGTTCAGTGGCCAGCTCTTCGGCGAGCTCAGTGGCCATCCGCTGCGTTTCCTTCTCGTCTGCTTTGGTGAAGTCGTAGATCACTGCACCCACATCCACAGCATCACCATCTGCAGCGGTGTTAGGATGGTTCGTGGTCCATAGGGGTCCTCGCGGAGGAACTTGCGGATTGTGTCGTAGTCGTTCTGTGTTGGTTCTTGCATCGTTTCTCCCTTACCTTCCCCGGTCGTCTACGCCAAATCTGCGCCAACGGTAGCCGCGTCTTCTAGAATCCACAGGTGCCACATGGGCGCGTCGTCTACCAGTTTTGCTTTCGGAGGGTGAACCTCAACGGCCTCGTTCCACGGATACAGAAGCGTCTTGATTCGGAACAGGGTTTGCCAGTGATCCTTGAGCTTTCCGCCGTCGTGTCTCCTTACGCTAACCCTGGCAATGATGTTGCTTGACGACCCGGTTGCTAGATATTCCTGGACAGATATCTGGCTTCCACGCCAAGCCCGCAACGGCTTCGGTCCGTCAATTCCGGTTAGGTCGATCTCAACCAGACCAGCGCACTCGTCTCCGCCTTTCGGTAGCGCTCTGATTGCTGCTCGTCTGGCCTCGCGGTTTGGTGTGCGTGAAGGTTGTTCTTTTGGCATGTTGTTACCTTCCCCGGTCGTCGATTGCGGCGGTGAGGTTGCTCTCGCCCAGGTGCTTCCAGATGCTCATCCGCCGAACCTCTTGGACCAGCCTGTCGTAACGCCGCTCGTCTTGGTTCTTCTTGTCTGCTGCCTTGAGCACCGCGTAGCGCTTAGCCTTCTGGCGCTGCGCGATTGTCAGTCCGTCGTATGAAGTTGGATTCGTGCCCTTTCCAAACGGTTGGTGCGCTGCCATCAGGCAACCCTCCTGGCATTCCGCAGCGACTCAACGGCTCCACGTGCCGCAAGTGACGCGAGTAGCCGGTCCTCGATGCCGCACAGAAACCTCAGGTCCGCGTCGAGCTCTTGACTCGCGTGTCCACCGAACCGCGCATGCTCATTGACCCACGCGAGCCAAGTCTCCGCGCTGTCGTCGTGTTTGGGATAGATCATGACTTCCCCCAGCAGTTGACGACTATGCCGTTTCCCGTCTCAGCGATGCGTCGAATTGTCGCATCTGAATACCGCAACGCGAACGGTTCCTCTTTGAGTCCAGTGGTCAGCACCGTCGGGCGCTCGTGGTCGTAGCGACTCCCGATGACTTCGAGTAGCGTTTCTGGCCACCGCTCGTAACCCACTTCGTCGATTACCAGTACCCGAGCGATCTTGACCATCTGCACCAGGTCGGATCCGTTACGCTCCTGGAGTAACCTAGTCAGCTCGTCGGCACGAACCCACTTGACGAACCCGTCGGTCCCGGACTTGGTCCTGACCCGCTCGCAGGCGATGGCTGCGCATAGGCTCTTGCCTGTGCCTGTGTCGCCAAGGATTGCCACCCCTGACGCGCCTTCCCAGGTGGCGACGTACTTCCGGAGGGCTTCGCTCTTGACGCGTCCTAGGGCATCCTGGGCGGACGGGGACAGGTACTTCTTCGGGATGGGGAACGGGTTGTGGGCCATCAGTCGTCGTACCTCCGCGGGGCCACGTAGCGATTGCTGGGGTTGTTCGGCTGTGGACCATTGCCGCCGCCGGGGCCGTGCTTCTCTGGATGTCTATCGTGTGCGAATACAACCGGAGCCACCAACTTCCCGAACTTCGCAAGCTGCGCAACCCGGTTAGTGAATGTCGATTGCCAGCCCTTATCTGCCCGTTTGGTACCGGCGCCGTCCCCGTCGATCCAGTATGCACGGAATTCAGGCACAAGCTTGGAGATCAGGTCTGTTGTTACGTCATATCGTTCAGCCAAAGCTTTGACCATGCGTTCGGTTGGCTGCCACTCATCGGCCATCACAATCGGTTTCGAGCGCGAGCCCCGAGCGCCATTCGGCGGCGAGGGGAGTATTGTTTCCGGATCTTCTGCTTCTGCTTCTGCTTCTGCTTCTGCTTGCGTGACGCTACGGTCTTGATACGGGCCGTCACGCGTGACAGTCACGCCGTCACGCCGTGACTTTCCTTCTGCTTTGCGCGCCCGATATCGCGCCGCGCGCTCCGCCGAAGTGACATCTTTCTCTCGATATTTATCATAATTCAGAGCAATCCATCCGCCGTCTACCCTAACAAGCCGGCGTCCATCAAATGCTTGTGAGCGGCTCTCTGGTTCTGGTGAGCCAAGTCGTTCTAGTGCAGCAAATCCAACGTCGTCCACATCAACCCCAGCAAGTCGTAGAATGCCCGGGCCCGAAGTCTCGCAGAATCCGTACCACCCAGGTGGCACAACCCATCCGGTAGGATCCAGGGTGCGCGTCATGAGCTGCGGAGTCGGGTCGGTAATCTCCCTCGGTTCGGCCATCAAAAGCGCCGTGATGAAAACCTCACGGTCCGGCCTGGCAAACCAGATCGTTGAGCGGAGGATTGACGAGTGAAGTTTTACGAATCCCGACATCGCTTCTTTTGACTTCCGTGGAGTTTGTTTGATCTGAAGCTAGTGTAATAGCTGGTATCCGTGTTCGAGACGTGGAAGATATCAAGGCGTGTCACGACAATACCATCATTGATGTTATTGACAGAAACAATATCCACCAAGCTCGGACAATCCCCAGTTGGCGCAGACCATAGCATCCGACTCATCCAGGGTTTCGAACGTTGCCCCAGCTGCCCGCAGCGTCGAATAGGCGGCCACTTTGGCCCCCTTGGGGCACGACCCCAGCAATAACTTTCGGGCCGTACCCATGTTGGCAGTCCTGATCTCGATTCCAGCTCGTACCAATTCGAGGCGCACCACGCCGCCCAACTCTCCAATACTGTGGGCCGATGTTCGTTGGCCGAATGCGTAGCCCTCGATAAATGCCACCGTGGCACGCTCTGCCTGTGCGAAGGCTACCAGGCGAGCCGCTATCGTCTCGGTCCGCCTTGCCCGCTCTGCATCGGTTGCCGTGCGATGGAGGGGCTCCCCGACAACAATGGAGTGAACCCGGGACCAGTCGCCGTCCCAATCGAGGGGAACCGCAACGGCGGCAGCTGCTTGGAGCGACAAGTCGAGGCCGAGCAGGGTGGTCATAAAATCAACTGATTGGTCGGAATTTCATTAATTTCCGTTGGTTTGTGTCGTTTTGCCTTCACCGGTTGGCATGAGTGGATTTCTCTCCTTCCGACCGATTCATTTAGTAGAGACCACTTACCGCCAATCCAAAGTGTTACTTCTTTTTGTCGGTCCAGGTAGTTCAGTGCTTCGACTACATCCCCAACCGTCGCATTGATGGCAAATGCAACATCAGACGGATATGATGGTTCGTGTGTGCGCAGATATTCAGACACGACCCGCAGTGGAGCAGACGATTTCCGTTTCATCGCCATGCTGTAGTAGTCTTGCTGGTGCCGACTGCAATCACCGACACAGATAATGCTTTTTCGACTTCTTGTATGACGTCGAGCACGCGTTTCGGAAGTTCGTCCCAACACGTAACGCCGAAAGCTTCCCAATCAATATATTGCGCGAAATTCATCAACAAATGTGTGCACCCGTTGAGTCGGTTCGCGAATACCAACTCTTCAATAGATAGACGAGAGACGCGGCGGTATTTCTTAGTAACAGTCGTGCGTTCGGCTTCGATGATGTGCTCGATGATATCAGTCGGAATCCCAGCATCGTTGCCGATGGCATGCCACGTCGTTTCTCCTGGCATCGGACCAGATGGACCACCAACTCTGATTGGGAAAGATCGGAACAACCCATAACAAGAACGCACGTCGAAGTGGTTCGCTCCGATTGCATCTAATCCGCTCGACGCTGTGCAATTGCGCGATGTCGTGAATGGGAAATACCCCCAATCAACAGACAACATCGTGCCTTGGGAGACTTCGTGCAGCACAGGACCAGAATACAACAAATCACACCAGTCGCGCGTATTGCACACATGAACATTTTGATGATCTGGGAATGAATCAAACACCGCCACATTGGTCGACACGCGTCCCAATGACTCGCGATCTATCCTGCGTTTCATGGAGGCAGTGCAACCCTGTAAAGTAGAACTGATGCGTGCAAGCCCTTGGGCGTGTTCGGCCTCAACATCTCCCCCTAGTAGAGTGCGTGCGCCTTCATGTATATAGATTTGTTGTGTCGTCCAGGTTGATTCGGACAACAGCCGCGACGGAGAAAACACAGAAGTTGGGGCCACCAAATTTGTGGCAAGACAACTCGCACTGGGTAACGCTTTATATACCAATTCGGTTCCGTCGGGTTTCACCACTGTGTGTCCGGCGTTGGGCATGTTGGCAGAGCTGACCACTGCGTATTCATTTCTGATCGCAATGTCATAAGCGAATTTGCCCTTGCCACAAGAGCCATATTGTAGATCGACCAACACATCAACGTTTTTCATTGATTTCCTTCGGTGGTTTGTTGTGTCCGCTGACCCACTTGGACACTGTACAAAGCTTGACTCCATAAAACAACGCAGCGGCCGACAAAGAACCAAACCGGTCCAACAGTTGTTTCCTGAGTTTTAGCCGTCTAGCCGGTTTTTTCTTCTTCGTCTCCATATCGCAAGTAAACCACACTATGGCGTTTTTGTCAATATTGACGCGACATGCAAGTTGTGCTTTACTTGGCAGCATGGAAATCGCACAGTTCTTCCGAACGGCCGAAGCATTATTCAAAAAGAAAAACAAACAATACGGCAGAGACAACGTTACGCAACTCGGCGTCATCGTCAGGTTACGAGACAAACTCGCAAGACTCGAACACTTGACATCTTCGTCAATCGATGGAGAGTCCGCCCATGACGCCTGCGTCGACATTGCGAACTACGCCTACATCCTGGATAGCTTACTGAATGGCAGCTGGCATGACACACAAGACAGGACGTGTGCCAGCGTTACCGGCGAAGTGCGAACACCGCAAAAGCCCGGCGATGCAGGATTTGACCTTTGTTATGTAGGAGAGGCGGTTTTGTTGATGCCAGGGAAGGTACAATGGCTCGACACTGGTGTCAACGTTCTTGCTCCGACCGGCACTTGGTATTCAATCAAAGGTCGCTCTTCGATGACGCGCAAGAACGTTGTTGTGCTCGACAACGTAATCGACCAAGATTACACCGGCAGGCTTTACGTGGCCTGCCTGAATGTCGGAGACACTCCGATGCAGGTGTTGCCGCATGACCGCATCGCACAGTTGGTCTTCTTTCCGCTGGTGGTTCCCCCAGTAAACTTCGTTGAAGTCTTACCGCACACAGAACGAGGTGCCGACGGATACGGGAGCACTGGAACATGATATTTTCATTTGATCTCGACGGGACGCTGTGTACGAACCACGACCGGTCAATTCGGCTAACACAGGTAGAGTTCGAAATGCAGAGTCCGATAAACACATGGCCACTGGCAGTCATCGAAAGAGAAATGGCAACAGTCTCCGACGATGTGCCAACGCCGCTTATTGCGTTGGTTTTGGCTTTACAGGTCGCACGTGCTAAATTGGTGTTTTTGACCGGTAGACCTGGTGTGTGTGCGGATGCCACATATTCTTGGTTTGCCAAACACGGAATATCGATACGATCGACTTTGTTCATTAGAAGGGACGCTCCAAGCCTCGCAATACAGGCAACTACTTGGAAGAAGACACAACTGGTGAGGATGTCGGAGCAAGACGAAGTGACACATTTTGATGATGACGTTGAATTATTGTCTTTCGGGCGTATCCATGTTGTGCACTGCCCCTGGGGTCAATATGTCGGGTAGATACAAACACGAAATCTCCGCGTTATGGACCAGGCAGGCGATATTACTCGATTGGGCTCTGCTCGAGTCAACACATCTGGAATCAATCGGAAAGAACGACCAGTTCGACACCGACAAAATTGCAGATGTTACTTCTGGTATCTCACAATTCATTTCCGACCTATCACATGGGCCAAGTGACGTTTTGATCGAACTCGACGAGATCGAGTCTGTGACTGGTCATGACTTCGAATCGTTTCTGCTTGCTGTCGAAGCACGCAGCAAGACGTCGACATATCTACATGTTGGTCTGACTTCTTCTGACATAATTGACACAGCACTCATGCGTCGTTTGGTTGCTAGTTCGGGTGTGCTACATCGAGAAGTGCAAAGACTTATTCTCGTACTGTCTGAAGTCGCAACGACCAACACAGGGGTGATGCGTGTCGGCATGACACACGGACAGGCAGCTTCTGGGATCGCATGGGACACCACGCTGCTCGGCCACAAACAAGAACTCGAAAGACGACTGATTTGTTTAGTGCAAGCGGCAAACAGTTGCAAACTGTGCAAATTCTCTGGCCCAGTCGGCAGCCCGCCAAGTTGGTTGTCTGTAGCGGAGTGTCTTTCTTCCCGAAGTTTGGGTTGTGTGCCAACATCAAGAGGGATGCAGATCATCTGTAGAGACGACGCATCCGGTCTGCTCTTTTCGATATCTGGATTGATGCGAGCGATTTACAGGATCGCCAACAACATACGACTGTGGAGCATCTCCGGAGTTGAACAAATACGCACGACGAGGCAACACGGATACACTGGGTCGTCGTCGATGCCGCACAAGAACAACCCATCAGAGGCAGAGCGAGTTTGTGGTATTTCGAAACTCGTCTGCGACAAGATTGCATCGGTCATTGATGCATGGACCGGCACGTGGATGGAGAGGGACATTTCTGCCTCTTCTGTGGAACGGATTGAGCTACCAGAAATATTCGAATTGGCTGCATTCTGTGTGGTGGCTGTGATCGATATCTTGAGTAAGGTCGAATTCTTGCCAGCGACACAAAACATCAATGACACATACACAATCTTGACCAGCATGGTCACATTGGGACAAACTGATGTCACAAAAAGATCTGATTTGCGCGCGGCTACCATGCAGAAATCGGGTTCAGCGGCGAATTCTGACCGGCTCGCGAAGGGCTGTTGAGTGGGCGGTGAAGCTGTGAAACCCTACATCATCGCCGTAACCGGTGGCCGCGACTTCGATGACTACCGCCTCATCAACTCGACACTCGATAGTATCCACACTGGAGGGCATATCCTGCTACCGCTCGCGAGAGTCGACGTCCTGGTCTACGGCGGAGCGAATGGGGCCGACGATCTCGCGATGCAGTGGGCAGTCCTGAATTGGGTCCAGCTGTGCGAGTTCCGTGTCACTGGTCGTCAGTGGCAAAAGAACGGTCGCGGCTCGGGCCCACTACGCAACCGCCTCATGCTCGAGGTGACGCGCCCCAATCTGCTCGTCGCATTCCCGGGTGGCTCAGGCACAGCGAACTGCGTCAAGACGGCGCGCGAGCTTGGGATCGTGGTGCTGGAGGTGAAACCGTGACATTCTGGTTAGGCATGGGACTTGGCGCGCTCACCATCAGCATCATTAATCGAGCAACAAGGCGCTACGCGATCGTCACCGCGCGACTGCAGACAGGGACATTCATCCTTCGAAGCACAACCTGCGCTCAATCAAGCAACGATGTCATGACGTCCATCAACTATCTAGAGCGCATCGGTGCGAACGAAACCGGCAAGCGTTTCATCGAAGACCTGCCGCGCTTCGAGGCGAAATCATGACCGCCCGCCGCGTGCTCATCACCCAAGAGCGAATCATCCAGACCGACGACACCAACGAGCTAAAGTGCGGCGAGCGGTGTCAGTTTAGTCGAAGTGTCCTCGGGTGCGACATCTGCGAGCTGGACGCGAATAGTCACAGGAAGATTGTCGACCGCAACCGCACCGAGGCCTGCACTACCGGCGACGTCCGGGCGATGGGAAGCGGGCAATGACCCCCGAACTCGACCGCACCGGTTCCATCTACGGCTGCCAG